TGTACAAGCGGGTTAGGGTTGTATATAGTCCGTGCCTTAAGACCGTCTTGCTTAAGCAATTCAAAACGGCCTGCTATATTGAAGAACGGATCGTGATAGCTCCCCCGACCACCATTTGGCGTAAGCCAAGAGAATACGTCGGCACCCTTAAAGGGTACCTCGCCTTCCTCCACAAGGAACAGATCCTTGAAGGTAGTGAAACGCTCGAT